TTTAAAACTTGCCTTGCCTTTTTCTAAAAATTCCATTGTTAAATTTGATATTCCGTCATATGACTTTTTCATAATATCACTAATCTCGTCTTGCATAGTTTTTATTGAGGTAACAAATTTTCCATAAGCTTTTTCAGCATCTACTAAAAACTTTCCAAGTGCTGATAATTTACCAAAACCAGTTTCATCATCTTCTTTTCCAGTCCTTCCAAGAATTAAATCCATGATAGATGGTAAATCCATTTTCTCAATTTTTTTATTTAAAAAGTGTTCGGCAGAAGCAGCTATTGCTTCTAGTTTTTTCTTGTTAGACTCTTGTGCAGATTTGGGGTCACCAAGTAAAGTAATACCATCTAAAGGATTAGCACCAAACTGCTCTCTAACTTTGTTTATGCTTTCTATAAAATCATTAAATTTATTTAAAATGAAATTAAAAGAATCTACAAACATTCCTTTTAATGGCAATATAAATAGGTCATGTGCATAACCTCTCATCTTTATATAACCCTCAGCAAATTTTAGGGCAAGATATGGAATCCATTTTGTTGCCACTGATTGAAAAATAAAAACCAATTCATTTCTAAACACATAAGCTGCTGTAACTATAGCTGTGATTCCAACAACCAAAGCAGTAAATGGATTTGCTGCGGCTGCTGCAAGTAAAGTATATGTCATGGTTTTAATTGCACTTGCTGCTGCTAGTACGAGAGGAGGAATAAGTGCAAGAGCAGGTATCAATATAGCATCCATATTGTTTGCTAAGAAACCTACAGCACCAGCCATTTTTGAGAATATACCAGTTGCCTCTTCTATATCACCAATCATAAATTGGAAATTATTACGCAAGGCAACAGCAGCCTGGCCAAGAGTCATGGGCATTTTATTTATTTGCTCATTAGTCTCTTTAGTGCCTTTAATAAGAATTGGCATAACTGTTTCTGCTGTTAGCTTACCAGCATGACCAAATTCTCTAAGTTCACCAATGGTCATATTTAAACCATCAGCTAACATTTTTGTCAGAATGGTATTGTTTTCCATTACTGACCTAAGTTCGTCTCCTCTTAAAGCTCCTGAAGCTAAACCCTGAGCTAACTGTCTAGCAGAGTTATTTGCCTCTTGAGCATGAGAACCAGCAATAATAAAGGTATTTGCTACAGTTTGGGTGGCATCAGCAACATCTCTTTGAGTAGCACCCAAATGTTCTGTAGCTAAAGCAAGCCTTGTATATAACATAGCAACAGCATCAAAGTCTGATCTTGAATCAGATGCTATTCTTCTCATCTGATTCATAGCTGATGAAGTCTTATCTGCACTACCAGTTAAGGCGTTCATTCTGTTTTTTACGCCAATCATAACATTGGCAGCTTCAGCTATTTCTTTGACACTAAAAGCACCGACTAAAACAGTCGCAATTCTTTTTACAGAATTTTCCGCAGATTTTGCATTTTTATTAAAACTATCAAACGCCTTTTTGGATTGATCTGACCCAAATATTCTCAGTAATAAATCTGTTTTACCTGCTGCTCGCATTTCTTTCTTCCTTTATTTCAAGATAAGCCAACCAACCCTGAAACTCCTCAACTGTCATCTCTTCAATTTCAGTTAAGGTTTTGTTTAGTTTTTCAGCTAGTGCATATTTTATGTATAGCTGCTCATCTTCAATTACTTTTTTTTAACTTCTTCCTGAGAGACATTGTTCATCATCTCACTAGAAACTCTAATTAATACATCTCTGTCTACCTTCTCCAATAAGGTTTTTTTATCAGCGATTGTAAATAACTTTTCTCCAGCCTCGTCTAATGATTTATAAATTAAAACATAAACCAAAAGCTGAACCTCGTCATCTTTAGCTAATTTCATAAATTTAGAAGTCTCTGAAAGAGTTATTGGCCTACAATAAATCTTTAAAGCATTATTTTCGTCATCACCCCATTCAGGGACTTCTATAATTTTAGTTTCTAAGCTATCAAAATGTTTTTGTGCGTTATCTATAACTGACATTTTCTTATACTGTTGTTGTAGTTAAATCGCCAGTACCTTGTACTGTTAGACTTGCTTCAACCATACCATCAAATGAACCAGTCCTTGAAACACCAGTAACAATAGCTGAACCACTGTAATAAGTATCTGAAGCTCCTGCTGGATATAGATTAATCTCTATAGTATTTCCAACTACAAAAGCACCTTGACCATTAGTGTCGCTATCATCCCAAAAAACATCCAATGAACCTGAGAAAGATTTTAATGTAGCTACATGAGTTCTGCTTCCATCACCCATAGCTGTATCTTCAACAGTATCACTTGTATGTTCTAAAGAATATGACTTAACTTCACCAACGATATTTGTTCCGCCACTAGTACCTAGCTTAACAATACCATCATTTCCTTTAAATGTTGACATTTTCTTTTACCTCGCCTTTCGGCTTTTTCTTAGAAGAAGATTTAATTTTGTCTTGCGACTGGACTGCTTCTTCCTTCCAACCCATATCCAACATAGTTTCCACATTTGATTGTGGAACTTCTATTGAAACTTTGCCATTTGGACTAATCATTTTCATAATTATCTCCTGTTATACCGCCACATCAGGATTGGTTTCCTGGACATAGTAGTTCGTTAAAAAAGTTAGAGTAACATAACCAACTGGTTGTTCTCCATCACCTGTATATTCTATATCTGTTGATTCAATGTATGTGTCTTTTGCTAGACCACCTAAAGTTCTATCAGCAGAAATAGCTTCTTCTACTTCTTTGCTTATTGTATCAATAGTATCATCAAAATTGCTAACAGCCTTACAATATCCTTCAACCACAACAGACAGATCTCTGCTCATAACTCTATCAGTTCCAATAACAATTGGCTCAGAGCTTTCTGCTTTGGTATAAATTACTAAAGAAGGTAGTGTTGATTCTTGTAATGTGTATACCCTGGATTCATATACATTAGAACCTGTAGTTGTTAGGCCTGTTAATGTAGTTCCAAAGTATTCTCTGATCTGCTGTCTGACGTGTGCCATTATTGAACCTCAAGAAGCAAAGAGGTCATGCCTAAATTGTCATGCTCAAAATTTATAACTTTATAATTAGTTGCTGCTTTAATTTGAGTTCCATCTAAATTTTTAATAGCTGGAGCAGCTATAGTATCACCAAATGCAATACTTGGTATGTCAGTAGTCTTAACCTGTGCTACTGGTTGATACCCTTGAACTGGTAATCCACCACTGTCAATATCTACATATTCTTGGTTTAGGATTACATTGATAGAAGAAGATGAACCACCTGTAGGTGTGTAGGTAATTTGAATACCATGCCCATAGGTGGCATCTAAATAGCCATTGAAATCTCTATCAAATTCCATTGGCATAATTATTTCTTAGCTCTAGTTTTAGGAGCTTTTACTTTTGATGTTTCCAAGCCTACGCTTCTATCTTGTTTTTCAGCTTTAGGTTTGTCAACATGAACCTCTGCTTTGCCATAACCACATAATGAATGACCTTCGCTTTCAGTAAGTTCAACTATATCACCAGCGTGTACTTTAGAACCGCCAGCCATTGTATCTGTTAAGATTTTATATTTTTTCATATTTAAGTTGGGGGTATTGCTACCCCCATTCCATTTAAGCATCAGTTAATTAGTCGCTTGATTTACAGAATGATACTGCGTGTCTTACAGCTACATCAACAGTTTGTAGAGCAACAATTCTTACTCCACCTGATTTGCTGAGGCTGAAAGCATCTACAGTAATATCTAGTCCACCATACATACCAATTAATAGGTCTGCAAAGTTACCAAAGTAGAAGTCACCACTTGTTACTTGATTACTTCTGACAACATTATAGCCATTCATGCTATTGTCAGGAGAAACAACAAACTGAGCAGTACCAGTAGCCTTTTCAGTTGTTTTTAAAGTACCAAAGTCAGCAGGTCTACATATGTAACCTAAAGAACCAGTCAATGCGTTGTCATTAGCAACAGCACTTTCCATAGCTACGATTTCTGCCCATGTTGGGTTAGCAGCAGCGAAAGTTGTAGTGTTAATACCTGTAGTATTAGCAATACCTGTTGGTTGACCACTTGAACCTGAACCAGCTAAAGCACCTAAGTCAATTGCAGTAGCGATTGATTTTGTTAAGTCATCTCTGATTAAGTTCTCAACATCTAAAGAAGATTGTTGTAATAAAAGTCTTGTTACATCAGTATGTGCACCAATTACTTTAGGAGACATAGTTACTGAACCTGAAGTGAATTCACTTTCAGCAGAATCTCCACCTTCTGTTGCAATCCAACCAGCAGAAGCAGCAGCAGTTTTCTTAGGTATTACAACATTTCCCTGTAATCCTCTAAGCATAGTAGCACCAGCTTGCATTACTGAAGACTCATTTCTAAGTACATCAATAAAGTCATTTCCTCTGTAATCTTCAGCTACTAGAGTTGAATCATCAGATGTGTTTAAGTCTCTTTTACCCCAGCTTCTTAGCACTTCAGCAGGAAGCATGATACCTTGTGCATCTTTGCCATACTGTCTTGCAGCTTCAGCAGAACATTCAAATTCAAATGCTGCTTCTTCCTGTGCTCTTCTGTCTGAAGGATTGGCCATTGCTCTTATAGCTTTGATTAAGCTAAAGTCTCTGACTTCTTCTTTGCTCATGCCAATTTCTGAAGGAGTTTCTAAAGGAGTGTCGTTAGAAATATTTTCTAATAATACACCTCTGAATTCTT